CGTCTTTTCTGATGACAAAGGTGTTGTTGGTCGTGGCTGTGGTGAGATCGGTATCACCGACGATGAAGGGATCTTCAATTCGTTCCACTGCAAAGAATGTGGTTACGAAGAGATCCAACTGCACAACTACGACGGCTACTGCCGAAACTGTGTTGAGCACAGCTCGTACAAATGTGAACCAGAAGAAGATGATTGGCTCCGTCCAATCCATGTTTGGGCCATCGGAGTTGTGTTCTCATTGGCGTGCTGGTACTTCCTTCTGAAGTGGATGTTCTCATGACCCTCCATGACACAGATGGAATGATCTTCATCTTTGGTTCCAACCTCTCCGGTATCCACGGTGCAGGAGCAGCTCGCTTTGCTCGTGAGCACAAGGGTGCTGTTTTGGGTGTTGGTGAAGGCATGACAGGTCAATCCTATGCCCTGCCTACCAAAGGCATCAACATCAGCTTCATGGACATCGACACAGTTCACAAGCATGTGCAACGGTTCCTCAAATACTCCTACGACACGAAGGAAGTTCATGACTTCCAAGTGACACGAGTTGGAACTGGTCTCTCTGGTTTTCGTGATGAAGACATCGCTGAGATGTTTCACTACGTTGCCTATCCCGAATCAAACTGTTTCTTCGACATAGCTTGGCGTCCATTCCTCCCGGACGGTGCCAAGTTCTGGGGAACGTTTTGACGAAAAGCCTCCGCTGATTATCTCCTCCTACGGGATCAGTGGGGGCTTTTCTTTTTCAACGGGACTGATTAGACCAGTCAGTTCCTTCTAAATGCAACAAGGAAGTTCCAATGCAAAACAATCCCTTCCCCCAACCAATCTCGGAAGAGATCTGGGACCGGAAATACAAACTGACCACCCCGAACCCAGACATCCCAGATGATCTTTCAGTTTCAGATACTTGGCGTCGTATCGCCAATTCCTGTGCTGATGCAGAGATCACCCTGACCGGTGAAAAGACAGGCACAGAGATCACAGACGTGTCTCGTGACAACTGGCGTCAACGGTTCTATCTCGCACTGGAAGACTTCAAATTCCTTCCTGCTGGTCGGATCACAGCCGGTGCAGGCAGTGGCCGTGCAGTCACACTGTTCAACTGCTACGTGATGGGAACCATCGGTGATGATCTGGACAGCATCTTCACCAACCTCAAAGAAGCAGCACTGACCATGCAACAAGGTGGTGGTATCGGATATGACTTCAGCCCAATTCGTCCATCTGGTGCTCCTGTCAAAGGTGTTGATGCTAATGCTTCAGGTCCACTCAGCTTCATGGATGTCTGGGACGCAATGTGTCGCACGATCATGAGTGCTGGTGCTCGTCGGGGAGCGATGATGGCAACCATCATGTGTACACACCCTGATGTCCTCAAGTTCATCAAAGCCAAACGTGAGATGGGTCGTCTCAACATGTTCAACATGTCTGTGATGGCATCTGATCCGTTCATGAACGCAGTCATCCACGATCTCGACTGGGAACTGTGCCATGAAGTTGCACCTGCTGACACCTCACTGGGTCAGAGTGCAGATGGACTCTGGATCTATGAAGTGGTGAAGGCTCGTGACCTCTGGAATGAGATCATGGACAACACCTACAACCATGCTGAACCCGGTGTCCTGTTCATTGACCGTATCAACAAGATGAACAACCTCTGGTACGTGGAGCAGATCGCTTCGACGAACCCATGTGGTGAACAGCCATTGCCTCCTTACGGTGCATGTTTGCTTGGTTCCATCAACCTGAGCCGGATGGTGAAAAATCCTTTCGAACCAAAGGCTTCAATCGACTACGATGAAATCGAACGCACAACTCGTGTGGCCGTCCGTCTTCTGGACTCGGTGATTGACTCGTCGAATTTCCCTCTGCCTGAACAAGAAGCAGAAGCGAAGTTCAAACGTCGTATGGGTCTGGGTATCACTGGCTTTGCTGACATGTTGTTCATGGTCAACGAGAAGTATGGCTCGACAATTTCCCAAGAGCTGGCCGAAAAAGTGATGAAGACAATCACTCTGGCTGCCTACTGGGAGTCGATCCAAATGGCTCGTGAGTACGGACCATGCCCAGCAACAGAAACCTTTGAACAACGAACACAGTTTGTTCGCTCTGATTTCATGGCTCAGGAAGAGATCCCATCTGAAATGCGTGATGCAATCATGCAACACGGGATCCGGAATGCTCTGCTGACTTCGATTGCTCCGACAGGAACGATCTCCATGTACGCAGGGAACGTCAGCTCAGGCATCGAACCAGTCTTCGCAGGCCGGTACATGCGGAAAGTTCTGGAAGACGATGGTGTCACCAAAGTCGAACAGATGGTCGAAGACTATGGCGTGCTGAAGCATCGTGAATGGTGCGAGTCAACTGGTCGGGATGTGGATCCAAATCCTGAACATCTGGTCACAGCTCAGACCCTCACACCCAATGACCACTTGGTCATGCAAGCTGCTGTGCAGAAATGGATCGACTCGTCGATCTCCAAGACAATCAACTGTCCGGAAGACATTTCCTTCGAAGAGTTCAAGGAAGTGTACATGGAAGCCTATCGTCTTGGCTGCAAAGGTTGCACAACCTATCGTCCGAACGACACTCTGGGTTCAGTGATCTCGATCATTGAAGATGAGAAAGAAGAAGGACCAGAAGCTCCACCAGCCGTGGAAATCCCAATGGACACTGTGTCAGACCGGGAACCAGTGCTGACAGCCAAGGTCTACAAGCTCAAGTGGAAGAACTCCAACGTCTACGTCACAATCAGTGATCAGTGGATCGGTGGCCAGCTCTCTCCATTCGAGATTTTCATCAACACCCAGGACATGTCCAACTTTCAGTACATCGTTGCACTCACTCGCATGATGTCATCGGTCATGCGTCGTGGTGGTGACATCAGCTTTGTGATCAACGATCTGAAATCCATCATGGATCCAAATGGTGGAGAGTTTGTTGGTGGCCGTTACCAGCCGTCCTTCATGGCTTACCTTGGTCAAACTCTGGAACGTCACATTGACGGACTGGATGAAACCCAAGCAGCATTGGAGGAGACCTACGAACTCCTCGCTGAAGAGACACAGACCAACTACCTTCCGGACCCATGTTCTGAATGCAACGCATTCACCATGGTAAACCGTGGGGGTTGCCCAGTCTGTGACGACTGTGGCCACAGCAAATGTGGTTAAACCTCAACCGTCCCCGGTCTTAGGACTGGGGACACCCCTCAAGGAAACAAGAATATGGCTCTAAACAAAGACCAACAAGCCGTGTTCATGAAGGTCATCCAGTTCATCAACGGACCCGACAAATTCATGGACGTATCCGGTGGTGCTGGCACAGGCAAAACCTACCTGATCTCCCAAATCGCTGATGGGATCCTCAAGCATCAGACAACCAAGACCATGCACAGCGTGGCAGTCACAGCGACAACCAACAAAGCAGCAGCCGTCATCTCTGACGCAATGCCACACCGAGCAGGTGAGATTGGGACGATCTATTCGTTCATGAATCTTCGTGTCTCGGAGAACTTCCGTACCGGTGCAGTCAAGATTGTTCCTACCCCCAAGTGGATGGTTCACTCTGCCATTCTCATCATCGTCGATGAGTGCTCAATGGTGAACACTGACCTGTTCAAGTACATCATGAAAGGGACAGACTCGAACTGTAAGATCTTGTTTGTAGGGGACAAAAACCAATTGGCTCCTGTCAAAGAGAACATTTCTCCGATCTATGCTCAGGGTATGGAGACCGGTCTTCTCGGTATGCCTGTGCGTAACGCTGGCCAACCAGCTCTGATGGAGCTGTGTGAGCAAGCCAAGCAAACAGTCCTGACCGGGAAGTTCACCCGGATCAAGGAAGTCCCCGGTGTGATTGACTTTGTCGATGGCACCACACTCAAGGGTGTTCTGGAGCGTGAGTTCCACCAAGAGGATCCTTCCAAACGGGTTCTGTCCTACACCAACCGACGGGTGATCGAATACAACAGCTTCATTCGTGAGCTTCGCAGCTACATGGAACCATATGAAGTTGGTGAGATTCTTTCGAACAACTCATCGGCTGAACTGGTGGGCAAAGAGCGTCTATACACTGACCAAGTTGTTCGTGTGGTTCGAGTCACTGATGATTATCTGGATCAGAGCATCATCTCTGGTGAGAACATCCGCATGATCATCATGGACGTTGAAGATGTGAACTCCGGTGTGGTCTATCAGGTGACAGCTTTTGCTGATCACAATGATCGAGCTGACGTTCTGAAGTTCTATTCCCAAACCAAGAGCTGGGAACGCTTCTTCAAGATCAAGAACGGGTTCCCCGATCTTCGGTCAGTCAGTGCATCCACCACACACAAGGCTCAGGGGTCCACCTATGACTCTGTCATCGTTGACCTTGCTGACATCGGCAAGTCAACCAACAAGGAACAGACAGCACGTCTACAGTACGTTGCTCTGTCCCGCCCACGATCTCGGATCTACGTCCGAGGATCTCTTCCAGAAAGATATTTCGAATGAGTGACATGGAGATGTTCTATGGGAAAGTCACACGGTCTAATCGGACTGATGTTCCCAAAATTGAAGATGACGATGATTTCTATGACTGGGAAGATCGTCAAGATGGTCGAAGCTATTATCGTATCGGCGAAGATCTGTTTGAGGTAACACCTTTGAGCAGCTCAATCGACGTTCACGGTGGAACACTTTTGATTCCACCCGGTGAGACCACTGAGTACCGTTTTCTTTGTTACTGGTACAATGGTGGTGCCAGTAGCCGGGAAGTAATCGAATCGGCCATCGAAAGTCTATTGGAGAGCAGACTATGAAGTATGAGATCATTGGCAACTCTGCTCAAGACCCACGGATTGCTATCCTGGTTCCACGTATCCAGACAGCGGAGGTGCAGAAACACTACTACCAACCTCACCTGAAAGCCTTGGGTGAGAATGTCATGGTCGCAGACCTCTTTATGGATGGAACCAGAAAGAAGAACACGGCTGCGGATATGAAGGAATATCTGGATGACCTGTTGCCCAACCTAAAGGCAGCCGGGATCAAGATGCTCGTTGTAACTCAGCCGGATTACTTCAAGATCCTGACCAAGAAAGCGAAGACCGATACCACCATCGGAGACTTCTTCACAGCCGGGTATGATGAGGACTTCACCGTCACATACTGCCCGAACTATGGTCGAGTGTTCTACGATCCTGACAACATGAAGAAGAAGATCGGCATGGCTCTGGAGTCTACCAAACGGTGGGCCAAAGGAGACGTGTCTGTGGTCGGTGAGAACATCATCAAGTTCGCCGACTACCCAATGACAGATACAGACATCGCTCAGTGGTTGGACAAACTGCTGAAGATGGATTGTGATCTGACCTGTGACATCGAAGGCTTCTCACTGAAGCACTATGATGCAGGGATTGGGACGATCACATTCTGCTGGAACGAACACGAAGGCATTGCCTTTCCAGTGGATTACGTTGTTGCCAAAGGCAGTGCAGCAGAAGGTGCTCATGGGGTTCAGTTCACGAACAAAGCTGTTCGAGCTGCTCTCCAGGTTTTCTTCCATAACTTCAAACGGAAGATGATCTACCACAACATCTGCTACGACGTGTATGTCCTTGTTTATCAACTATTTATGGATCACATCCTGGATCAAGAGGGTCTCCTCGAAGGTTTGGAAGTGATGCTGAAAGACTGGGACTGCACACAGATCATCTCCTATCTGGCCACCAACTCGTGTGCTGGGAATGAGCTGGGTCTGAAGGCACAGGCTCAGGAGTTTGCTGGGAACTATGCGGTGGAAGACATCCATGACATCACCCAAATCCCACTGCCCAAACTCCTCGAATACAACCTGATCGACGGTCTATCAACATGGTATGTGTTCAACAAAAACCGTCCAATCATGATTGCTGACCAGCAAGAGGAGCCATATCAAGCTCTCTTCCGTCCAGCCGTGATTGACATCATTCAGATGCAGCTCACTGGGATGCCTCTGAACATGGGCAAGGTGAAAGCCTTGGACAAGCAGCTCCACAAGGAGAGTGACGACAACTTGGCAAAGATGAATGGTCTTCAGATCGTCTGGTCCTTTATGGATCAGCTCCGAGATGAGAAAGTCATCGAGAAGAATGCGAAGCTGAAAACCAAGCAGATCACGAAGGCTGATCTGGGTAAGACCAAAGACACTGTGGTCGAATTTAACCCCGGATCTTCACAGCAACTTCAACGCTTCCTTTATGATGAAGACTTCCTTGGTTTGCCGGTGTTGGATTACACTGACAGCAAGCAGCCTGCCACAGGTGCTGACACTCTAGAGAAGCTGATCAACCACACCAAGGATCCGAAGGTCATCCGGTTCTTGGAGATCCTAATCGAGTTCAAAGCCAGTGCGATTATCCTGTCTACGTTTCTTCCGGCATTCCTTAAAGCCCAGAAGGGTAACGATGGATGGCATTATCTGTTCGGAAACTTCCGACTGGGTGGTACTGCATCTGGTAGACTTTCGAGCAACAACCCCAACCTACAGAACATCCCTTCTGCTGGTTCCACAAAAGTCAAACAGAGACTTGCAAAGCTCATCAAGGAATGCTTTGAAGCACCTCCCGGATGGCTGTTTGTGGGTTTGGACTTCGACTCGTTGGAGGACAAAATCTCAGCAGTGACGACCAATGATCCAGAGAAGATCAAGGTCTATTCTGATGGGTTCGACGGACACTGTCTCCGTGCATTGGCTTATTTCAAAGAGCACATGCCTGACATTGAACTGCTTCCAGAAGGGGCCACCCCCTACAAGGCAGTCGTCGATGGGAAAACGATCTATTTCCACAGCGATGAGGAGATAGAATATGAGGGTCAAAAACTGCTTGGTCATGAGCTGTTTGCCCAACTCAACAAGTGAGAAAATCCATGAAGCAATTTATTGGAACCAAGACATTGATGTATCGTACCTGATGCTTAAACTGGTTGGGACAGTCGAGTCTGTCTCCACAGTTGACGCGAGCGAACACAATGTCGCTCGTGTCAATTCCATCAAGAAGCTCTATCCCCACTGGAGACAAGAGTCGAAGGCTCCAACCTTTGCTCTCACCTATCAGGGGACATACGTGACCTTGATGACAAACTGTGGCTTCACCTCGCAGTTGGCTAAGTCAATCGAAGCCAGCTATCATAATCTGTACCACGTCTCTGACAAGTGGGTTGCAGATAAACTGGAACAAGCCTGTAAGGATGGCTACGTCACCCTCGCATTTGGCCTGAGATTGCGAACTCCCCTGCTGAAGCAGGTTGTGTTGGGAACCAGTAAGACACCGTATGAGGCAGCAGCAGAGGGCCGGACAGCAGGTAATGCTCTCGGTCAGTCGTACTGTATGCTGAATTCTCGTGCTGGTTCTGAGTTCATGCAGACTGTCCGAAAGGGACCACATCGTTTGGACATCAAACCTTGTGCTCAGATCCATGACGCAAACTACATGCTCATCCGGGATGACATGGAGACAGTCCTCTATACCAACAAGCACATGGTGAAAGCTGTGAGCTGGCAAGAGGATCCTGCAATCCAGAATGAGCACATCAAAATGTCTGGGGAGCTGTCGATCTTCTATCCAAACTGGAAAGAGGAGATGACCATTCCCAAAGACGCATCAATCGCTGATGTCCAAAAGGAGATCGGCAAACATCTGGAGAAACTGGCAGCATGAGATTTCAGTCGTCAAGGCAGCTTCACGACATGTTCCAAGATCACATCAAACAAGGTCGTGACTGCATTTATATGTGCCATGACTTCCGTCACTGTGAATACATGATCGAGATGATGCTGACGATGTATCGTCACAACTCATTCTCCCGGCCTAACCGTATGATTTTCTACGACAAAGGTCGGGTGAAATTCAGATCGACACAAGACAGACCGGACCAAGTTCTATGTGGTCCACCTTCTTTTGTGGTTCTGGATCATGCAGCACTTCGGAAGTTGAACACTGTCAAACGGGTTGAGTGGAAGAACCACGTAAACCACAACAATGAAAGGATCATGACCCATGGTTAAGATCACCAACCACCACAAGATCGACCTGCCTTTGGCGGTTTGGCTCTTGCAAGACGGCTACAACTCAGGAGCTGCTGAAGCTCCTCCGGGTGAGCTGATCTCAGTGACCACACTGATGAAACCAACACGTCAACTGATCCTCAAACGTAAAGTGGATCACAAGATGGAAGAGATGGATCTGTCTGATGTCATCGCTTCTCGTATGGGCCATGGTCTCCATGACTCCATCGAACGTGCTTGGACCCAAGGTGACTGGCAGGGGGCAATGCAAAAGCTGCACTACCCTCAGAAGATCATCGACAAGGTTCGGATCAACCCGGACCCCAAGACTGTGAAAGACGACGAGATCCCCATCTATCTGGAGATCCGTGGTTACAAACAGTTCCGGGATCTGGTCATCACTGGTCAGCTCGACTTTCTGATCGGCCAAGCCTATCGGGATTTCAAATCCACATCCACATTTGCTTGGACTTCTGGGAACAAGGATGAAGACTACATCCTCCAAGGGTCCATGTATCGTTGGATCATGCCAGATTTCATCCGAGATGATGTCATGCGGATCCAATTCATCTTCACAGACTGGGTGAAATACCGGACTGTTGATCCCAAGTACCCTCAGATTCGGACTCCCCACAAAGAGTTCGCTCTGCTGTCCCTGAAAGAGACAGAAGACTGGGTCAATGGGAAGATCGACCACATCATCCAGAATGCTGGCAAGAACCAAGACAAGATGGTGGAGTGTACAGACAAAGAACTGTGGCGATCTGAGCCTCAGTACAAGTATTACTCCAATCCGGAGACCGCCAAGAAAGGTGGTCGTTGCCAGAAGAACTTTGACAACCCAGCCGATGCACAACTCCATCTCTCGGAGAAGGGCAAAGGCACTGTGGTCACGGTTCCTGGAGAGGTGAAGGCATGTCCCTACTGCCCCGCTTTCTCGGTTTGTGAACAACGCAAAAATTACTTCCACGACGACGGAAGTCGAACATAAGGAGATACCTCGTGTCAAAACCACTCTATGACCTCAGTGTGCTTGAGCAAGAAGCTCATAACCCGGCCATGTCAGAGCTGGTTGATCTGCTGTGCCATCGTACAGGAAACGTCAACCGAGACTTCTTCCAAGCCGAAGTTGCCTATTTTCTGGGACTGATCCCAAGCTCAATGCGAGCCACAATCGTCAGTCCTGAACGTGGTAACATTCCCATCAACATCTATTCCATTGCTCTGGCTACGTCAGGCTTTGGTAAAGGTCACTCTGTGTCCCTGATGGAGGATGTGATCTCGGACTTCCGGCAGCTCTTCACGGGGACAATCTTCCCATCCATCGCAGAAAGCTCGATCTATGATCTGGCTGTTAACATCGCTGCTGCCAAGTCTGGTTCAGAAAATGAGGAAAAAGCATTGCTGAAGGCTGATTTTAAGCGCCAGGGACATGCACCTTTCCTCTTTGACTCCGGTACTGGCCCAGCGGTCAAACAACTGCGTTACAAGCTGCTGTTGGCCCGTGCTGGTGCCATCAATTTCCAGATGGATGAGATCGGATCCAACATCGTCGGCAACACAGAGGTGATCAACATCCTCTTGGAGCTGTACGATTTGGGTCAGATCAAAACCAAGCTGGTGAAAAACACAGCAGACAACGAACGTGGGCATGATCTGGTTGGGGCAACCCCGGCCAATGCTCTCATGTTCGGAACTACCTCGAAGCTGTTCGATGGATCAAAGACCGAGGAGGAGTTCTACTCCTTCTTGGAAACTGGATACGCTCGACGTTGCTTTTTTGGTATGGGGCAACCTGAAACACTGTCCCCCACAATCAACCCTGAAGACGTTTACAACGGGTTGGTGTCCAAGAACCGGTCCCAGGCACTTCTAAACTGGAAGGCCAAGCTCGCCAAGTTCGCGGACACTCGGTTCTTCAATCAGAAGATTGATGTTCCGAAGGAGGTTGGTGTCGAACTGATCTCCTATCGTCTTTACTGTGAGAGTGTGGCCAATGGGCTGCCAGAGCACGAGGTTGTCCGGAAAGCTGAACTATCTCACCGGTACTTCAAAGCTCTGAAACTGGCAGGGGTTTACGCATTCTTGGATGAGTCTTCAGACATCACCAAGAAGAACCTCCGTCAGGCTCTCAAGGTCGCTGAAGAGAGTGGCAAGAGTTTCCAAATGCTTCTGAAGCGTGAACGGAACTTCGTTCGTCTGGCAAAGTACATTGCTGAGTCAGGCGTGACCTTGACCCATGCTGATCTGGTTGAAGATCTACCATATTATCCATCCTCCACGACACCTCGTCGGGAGATTATGGATCTCGCAATGGCATGGGGCGTGAGCAACCACGTTGTCATCAAGAAAAATGTGATCAGCGGAGTTGATTTCTTCACTGGCTCAACACTGGAGGAGACGGATCTCAACAAGATCCAATTCAGCTTCTCTGATCACTTCGCTTCTGACTATTCTCCGATGGAAAAACCATTCGATAGCCTTCCAAAGCTGTTGGGTGCTCCGGGGATGCACTGGTGTAACCACCACTTCGACAAAGAGCATCGGTCAGAAGACAACGTCATCGAAGGCTTCAACTGCCTTGTGGTGGATGTGGATGGGACGATCTCTCTTGAGGCCGTTCACGAACTGATGAAGGAGTACACCTTTATTACAGCCACGACCAAACGTCACACTGACGAAACTCATCGGTTCCGTCTGATTATGCCAGCAAACTACAATCTCAAGCTGGACAAAGAAGACTACCGGGACTTCATGAACAGCTTCCTTCTTTGGCTGCCGTTCGAGTCCGATGAGTCAGCGAACCAACGGTCAAAGAAATGGATGACCATGGAAAACAGTCAGGTCACTGTCCACAAAGGGACAAGCCTGGTGAATGTCCTACCGTTCATTCCGAAAACCAAACAGAACAGTGAGTACACCGCACAGGTTGCTGATCTGGGACGTTTGGACCACTTGGAACGCTGGTTCTTGAACAACATGGAGGTGGGAAACCGCAACAACAATCTGCTGAATTTCGCAATGATGCTGGTTGATGCTGGGGCCACCTACGATGTGATCAAGGGCAAGGTCAAAACCTTGAATGAACAGTCCGTAAGTCCTCTCAAGAAAGACGAAGTGGAGTCCACTATTCTGAAATCGGTCGCCAGTAAAATGGCGGTCTAACCCTCTCCTGACTGAGAGACCAGATGTACCCCAGAGGAGCGTTTAGCTGGGGCAGCTTCGCAATTGGTGATAAGGCCACCTAGAAGTAAAAATAAGAGATCACTATCACGCTGTCCTATTGGATACCAAAGGATGTGTCGGTTCGATTCCGATGGAAGATCTCTCAGTCAGTAGACCTCCGTAATTCAACAGGATAGAAACCTGTTTCCTAAACAGGGAATGAGGGTTCGAGTCCCTCCGGGGGAACCAAACAAAGGAGACGTTATGTCTGAAAGTCCAAAAGCCATCCTCATCGCTGGTGAATCCGGTGCAGGTAAATCTGCCTGTCTCCGGAACATACGTGATCAGGAGGGTGTCCTCTACATCAACTGTGAAGGTGGCAAACCGCTACCCTTCAAGAACAAGTTCAAACGGGTGACAGTGGATGACCCTGAAGAGATCTTTGATCTGTATCAGCAAGTCTTCGACAACCCTGGATGGTTCCACACCATCGTGATCGACACCATCAGCTTTATGATGGACCGGTTCGAGTCTGTTCATGTGCTTGGTTCAGCCAACACAATGCAGCAATGGGGTGCATATGGCCAGTTCTTCAAAACCCTGATGTATGATTACGTGGCCAAGTTCGAAGGCTACTCGATCATGCTGGGTCACATCGACGCTCAACTCGATGAAAACACTGGCAAATTTTCTTACACCGTGCCTGTCAAAGGTGCGTTGAAGAAGAACGGTCTGGAGGCATACTTCACGACTGTGATCGGAGCCAAGAAAGCAACGATCAAGGAGATCGAGAAGGATGCTGCCGAAGGCAAACTCCTGAAGATCTCTGAACGGGATCGGGATCTGGGATTCAAACATGTCTTCCAAACCCGGACCACACGGGCTACAGTGGGCGACCGGATTCGGTCTCCATTCGGCCTGTTCGAGGATGATGAGACGTTCATCGAGAATGATGCACAACTCGTCATCGACCAACTGGTAGAATACTACGCGGAATAAACGCCGAAAAACAAACCAGACAACCTGACCCTGAAAAGAAAGAAAACAGCTTATGAGCAATATTTTCGCAGGAAAGAAAGCCGCTGCCAAGAAGATCGAAGAAGACTATCTGGGTGGTGGTGGAGGCGCGTTGGATACTGACATCTACACCGCCACAATCAAGACCGCGTTCATCGGGAAAGCATCTGCTTCCGAAGCACGCAACGTGACTCTGTTGCTGGATGTCAACGGACGTGAAGTCCGCCAGCAAATCTGGGTGTCCAACCGTAACGGCGACGTGACGTACAAGGACAAGCGCGATGGCTCTGACAAGAACCTTCCGGGCTTCAACCAGATCAACAGCCTCTGTATGCTCGTCTGCTCGAAAGAGATGGGCGACATGGATGTTGAAGAGCTGACAGTGAAGCTCTACGACTTCGACGCGAAGAAAGAACTGCCACAGGCGGTTGACTGCTTCTCGGAGCTGCACGGTGAAAAGGTTCAGATCGCTCTCCAGCGTCAGACGGTGGACAAGACCGCTCTGGATCAGAACTCCGGCAAGTACGAGCCGACAGGTGAAGTGCGTGACATCAACGAGATCGTCAAATTCTTCCCTGAAGACAAGCTGGTGACAATCAGCGACGTGGCCGAGTTCATTCGTGGACTGGGCGGGAACTTCGATGAAGTTCTGGAAGCCGGTGAGATCGGTAAGGCCATTGCGAACATGGACGAATCTGCATCCAACTATGCAGACAAGTGGCTTGAACGCAACAAAGGTCAGACCTATGACAAATCGACCGGCAAAGGTTCGTCCGAAGGCAAGTCCTTCAAAGGCAGATCCGGTGGCGGGTCTACGGCGAAAGCCAAGACCTCGTTGTTTGACGACTAATCACCGTCAGACGTAAGGAGATTGCGATGACAAAACCGACCCACCGAGAGTTCAAACTGAAATTGCCAATGAGAATTCGTACCTCAAGCAAGAAAGTGACAGCTCTCAACCTCAACGTCTATCGCAATCTCCATTACCGGAGTCTCACGGCTCTGAAACACAAGTTTCAGGACCATGGGAAGAAACTGTTGCGTGATGCAGGTGTACCTCCCCTTGGGAGAATTTGCCTACGGTATCAAGTATTTGCCAAAACCAAGAGAGAATTCGACGTAGCGAACATCTGCTCCATTGTGGACAAGTTCTTCTCTGACACCCTGCAACATGCTGGGATCATTGAGGACGATAATTGGAAGTTCCTCGACGATGTCTCTTTTGGTTTCGGTGGATTCACTGCCGAAGAACATGTCCTCGTGACAATCACAGAAATTGAACCAAGAAAGGAAGACGCCATGCGTATTCTCCTCGACGACACGGACATCCAGAACGCTCTGGATCAATATGTCCTGAATGAACTGGGCCTTGAAGGTGCTACCGGTGTGCAGATTGAAGCATCTGCCGATGGCAAAATCACTGCCGAGGTTCTGATGGGTGAAACCATCGCCCCCAAGAAGACCCCTGCAAAACGTGGTGGTCGTAAGCCTGGTTCCAAGAACAAGCCCAAGGAGCCTGAAGCCAATGTGGAAGTATCTGGTGAAGACAGCGATGCTGGCGATGGCACAGGAAGCCTTGAACCTGCAAAAGACGAAGCACCGACAGACGAAGCCGATACCACGTCCGACGCTGAAGCCGGGAAGTCCTCGTCAAAAAACCTTTTCGGGGACGAGGAAACAGAATCCTCCGCGAGTGATGCCCCCGAAGAAGCCACCGACGATTCGACGACCAAAGTGAATAAGTCGTCGATCTTTGATCAATGAGACGGGTAAAGGTCATCGGCCTATCCCTTCTCTTTGGTTTGTGCTCAGTCGTCATCACGACAGTGGGCTTCATTGTCGCAGCAATCGCTGCTGTACTGACACCAATACTCATGGTTTTCACGGGGCTGTGGGTAATTTGGTTCTGCACCAGAGAGTTCGACAAAGATGACCCAGGTTCACCTGGATCCCCAGACTGACACAATCAAAGCCTCCCCATTATCGTACAGGACTTCGGTCACAAGTGCCTCTGATGGGGAGGCTTTTCTTTTTTGAGGTTATGCTGCACCTGACGTGCGAGCCTTTTAATTTGGTATGGTCAGGAATCCACGACGGATTACGAAACAGTGGACTCAGATTGGTTAGAAGCTGGTCTGTTTCAAATAGGAGAGCCAACTCCTTCAAAAAGTGAAAGAGGCGTTCAGGTGAAGATACTGGATCGGGTGTTTGTTTCCCATTCAGCAGACCAATGAACGCCTCTTTTCTTTTTAATCATACAGGTTGAGCCATGGGTTCAAGCCTGCTGATCCAAACAACATCTCCCAACCCAGAGCATACCCGATACGATCATCAGCGATGACCGAGGCAAGGTTGTCTGCCTGTGGAGAACCATAATCAGCAATCGTTGCTGCAAGGATCATAGACCGAGCTGGGTTCTCACGAACTTGGTTCATCGCAATCTTCATGATCCGGATCTTAAAGGTCAGGAACCAAGTTGCTCCAATTCCTTCGAGATAACTCCGGGTACGTCCCGGCAGAACAGAGAAGTTTACAAACTCTTCGTTCACCAATTTCATCGCATCAGCATGACTCATGCCTTTGCCGATCAGATGATCGTAATAGATCGACTTGGCGATGAAATCCCCATACTGCACAGCCTTATTGGCACCCTTGTAGATGGCAGTGTCCTTGGACAGGATGCCATACTTGGCAACGGTTTGAACCCCACCCGGCAGTTTGTTGACTTGGTTCTCGATCCATTCCCCCACACGACCACTGGTGATGTCTACGTCCAGCTCTGTGATACCCTCAGAGATGTTCTTGTAAGCACCAGCCTCGATCAATGGAGCAATGCTCATACGAGCATTCTGATCCAAGATCACCTGACGTTGACCCTCAAGGATACGGACCTTGTTGGCATCAGTCCCAGCCAACTGGATACGAGTGTCCAGTTTCATGATGGCAGTCCGGTTTTCATTGAACTGTTCGATCTCAGCCAGCTTGTTCTTGTACCCTTCGAACTGTTGCTTGACCGGGATCCCACGAGTTGAGAGCTGCACCACGTTTGCCTGAGTATTCATGTATGGAACCACCAGAGAGCGAACCACGATAAGATCCTTGGCAGTGGATACGACACCCTGTATCCCGCCTTCCAGACCAGCCATGACCTTCATTGCGTCTTTGCCCATGACAGCACCAGTGATCGCTTGTACGCCCTCACGAAGAGCTTCAGGCACACGAGTGTTCCCAGTCCACATGTCAACGACAGATGGATCACGGTAGCCCAGTGCCACGTTCATTTGGTCCTTGCGAACATAGAACTCGTCTTTGCCAAACACTTCTTCGATGTAACGCTTGGTTTGTGGTGAAATCACATTCCAGCTCTCGACGAAGACCCGATCAGGTTTGGTCATCTTACGACGTTCAGCGACAGTTGCTTCGTCCCATGCTTTCTGTTGGGCAGCCAACTCTGGAAGATTCACGAACAGACCATCATCATCTTCACCACGAATGTCGTGGATCCGTTTCAGTTCGTCGATCAGCAGGAAGTTGTACTGTTGAGAGAACTTTTCCTCAACCTGACGACCAGCCCAAGCACCCAGCATCAAAGCCAGATTGCTCTTTGGAGCTGTGAACTTCTCGATGATGTCAGGGTTCATGTACCGCTCATAGTGAAGTACCCCATCCACATCGTAGATAGGCAGCAGGGCTTCCTTATTGTCGGCCAGACCATTAGTCATCTGGTTCATGTTGTCTGTGACAATCTCCACAGCAGTACCGGTGATCACTCCAGCAGTTGCACCATTCACTGACAAACCAGTTGTGGCATCAACACCACGGAAGGTGTCTTGAATGATCTGCATCACGCCCTGAGAGTAGGTGCCAGTCTGTTTGGTTGATGTGACATAATAGCCACGCTTGATCGACGAGAAGGAGTCATCAGCGGTTGCATCAGCAACACGTTTGTAACCCTTCTTCTCAAGGTCACGACGATCCTCATCCTTGGCGATGATCACCTTGGTGCCTTGCTGACCCAGATCTGGAACATACCCTTTGTAACCGTTCATACGGGCCACATCAGAGATGGTTTTCATGTCCTCTTCTTTGTTCAGCCCTTTCAGGTAGACAGCGAGGTTCTGCATTGCCAGAGGATCAGCCTCATACATACGAGTGATCTCCTGACGCATCTGAGGATCTGAACCCTTCATGGCGTACAGGGAAACCAGAGCATCAATCTCACCAGTCATACCGGGCTGATAATCACCAGCCATCATGTTGATGGCATAGGCATTCCGCCACAGCATGTGACCCGGACCTTTGCCATTCATGAAGTCAGCCAGTTGCTGTGCTTTCTCCAGAACAACATTGGCAGTCCCATTGCTAAAGTTTGCACGAAGAGCAGCCTCAGCCTGAGAGATCTTGGTGTCGATGATGTTCTCGTCTTTGAACATTTTGAAGGAAGCGTTCGGATGGTTCTCATCGTATACAGCAGAGAAGTCTGTGCGACCCAAGACCTTGTGAGTTGCTTTCCACTGTTCAGCATCAGGGTGGTTCTCGAACTCATCCTGAAGGATGACAGGCAGATCTTCCCGGTAGTTCTGGCGAACAGACGAAGCAGCGTATGTCGCTTCATCCAGCAGAGCCACAACATTCCGGTTGTTCTCATCTGTCCCGATCATCTCGGTCACGAACTCACGAACAGGCATAGCAAAGTCCAGAGTAGTTCCCATATGGGTAACTCGCTTCAGACCTTCAGCCTGGATCTCAGCACGATCTTGGTCGAGGAAACCAGTGGCAGCAGCAATTGCTCCAACCGAGATTTTCGTTAGTTTAGAACGGTTTGAGGCACGAACTTCTTCATTCGCTTTGGCTGTGTAGCCAGCGATCTGTTTCAGAGCACCACCCATATACGCATCCGCTTTGTTGATGTTGTTCATCAAACCAGAGAGAATACGGAACTCCTTCTCGGACTCCTCTTTGAGGATTGAGTTGGCCAGATCATCCATTGTCTCAGACACTGTCTGCCCAGAGGTGTCGATTAAACCGACAGCTTTGTTCATCAGCATCCCAGTCAGCGAACTCAGAAACTCATTGAGAGAATCACCGCTGACGTTTTCGACAGATTGTGGGACAGGTAGCTGATCAATCGCAGCACGAAACCCACGGGAGGTTTGGCTAAGAGCCAGTAGAACTGCAATCGCATCAGAAACTCCTTCATCATTTTTCGTTCCTCCAAAGATCTCCATGACCGCAGAATAGCGATCCTGTTCATTGGTGGGGCCAAACATAGCAGGTGTCAAGTTATCTGTCACATGCTTGAACATTCCGTTCAGAGCAGCAGAGCTTTGGGTGTCCAGACGCATCTCCATGGCCAGAACCATGTGAATAGCTTTGAAGGTTTCCTTTTGGTACGCCGAGAAAGTGAACCCACCGAAGTCCAGTGTGTCCAGAGCACTCTGTGCATTGTCCCGGTAATCTGAGATCTGGCTCAGTTTTTCAGAACGACGACCCGGAGTATTGTTCGCTTCTTCCAGACGTTGTTTTGCAAGGTCGATCCAGAAGTTGGTGAACTTCTTTGCACCCGGAGTCAGCTCATCACCACCACCAGTATCCACCGGAGGAGCAATTTGTTTCACGACAGCATCCTCAGTAATCAGCAGCTCAGTGTTGAACAAGATATTCGACAGCATATCAGCCTTCACACCGCCCAGGAGACGCTGCATCAATGCCTTCAGCACTTTGACCATACGTTTGACCACAGATGTCTGTTCTTTGCTCAGTGCCTCTGACAGTGAGTCGTTGGCCAGGGTCCAGGCCATCATCTCATTCAGTGCAGCAGCTTTCGAGAAAGCATCATCTTTTGCTTGCAGAGCAATGATTTGAGCTTTGGCACTGTTGGCAGCCGGAGAGTCAATCTCCAGATCCATGAACTCCTGGGCCAGGGTCTCCAGACGCTTCACCGTGTCGGCGTGTTTCTGGTCTCCATTGTAGAAGTTTTCCAGTTGCTGGAACGTCGCAGCATGGATCAGCTCATGAACCAAGGTCTCATGGTTGTTGTCAGTGATCAGCATCACATCGTTGACCGGGTCATAAATACCTTTCTTGTCCTGACGGAGAACACTCCCATCAGATCCGATGTTTGCATCGTACCAATCCATCACTTCTTTAGGTGAACCAATGATGACACGAGTCTTCAGGTTGGTCTTCTTCAGAATACGGACAGCAGCCTGAACTTTCTTGTTCCGGGTCTCACGCAGCAGACCATCAGTGATTGCTTCTGCATCAGAGATGACCAGTTGTGAGAACTCTCCTTCGACTGGTTCACGCTTGTCTTCGATCTGAACAGCGTCAGCTTCAATCTCGGTTAAATCACCGTCGATTGTCTGGTCAGCCTGTGCTGCACGATCATAAGACATACCGCCATCTTGTTCACGATTGGCAATAAGATCTTCTCCCATCTCCAAACGGATCAAATCATTGATCTGTCCAAGGGTATAAATACGACCATCTGGACCAGAGACGTATGCTGTATCAGATCCACCCATGTGATCGACGGAGATACCGATCTTCTTGAAGACAGTTTTCCGTGCTTGGTTCTTCCGGTGCATCTCGATGATGTCAGAGATCAGCTCTTCGGGAGACTTTGCAGGTGCTGTGGTCTTCTTCTTTTTGGCATTGGAGTATGCACGTTCCCAAGCAGCCAGCAGCAGCTCACCATCGTTAGCAGCTTTGTCCAGGAACCCTGTCACATCATTGACAATGTCACCCAGTACATCTGCTTCCCAGTTCTGGAGAACAGCAGCGTTGATGTCTTGAGCGTACTCAAAGATCTTGTCGATTGGCATATCAATACCATCGAACACCTGAAGGGTATCCTCTGGAGCAGTCTCACTACCATAGATCCAGTTCATCATCATGGCATCACCACGACCCTGGGTCACATACGGAATGACCTTGACCCCGGCCAGTTCAGGAGAAGCCATGGCAGCAGCCATCTGGAAACCACCGGTCATAGACTCGGAGAGTTTAATCCCACTGTCAGTCTGGGTCAGAGAACCAATGTCCAAAGTCTGCATTCCATTGGCGTAGACCGGGCTGAACTTCCGGATCTCATTGATCACCTCATCGTATTCACGCTGTGTGATTGCAGTCCGATCAGGTTTTTCGCTTTTGTTCTTGGCAGCTCGATCTTTGACTTTTGCATTCAGCAGCTCTTCGAATTTGGCAGTCAAAAATTCTGTCTGGAACGCAGTCATCAGAACCAAGGTGTCATTGACCTTGGTGATCTCATCACCGATCACGTTCTTTGCAGTGTCGGACAAAACCTTGCCCAGAGTTTTGGTCACAACATCAGTCATGTCCTTCATGGATTTGGCATCCAGATACGACTTGTTCCAGTCCACATTGGCTGGGAACTTGGTATTGTAGACCAGTTGGAAATCAGCAACAAAAGCCTCTTTCCCACCAGGATATTTGGTGATCCCATCAGGATTTGCGATCAGTTCCTGATACATCTTCATCGTCATATCTTGAGCAAGACCTTGACCGATCCCACGCTCAGAAGATCCGTAGACCGTTTTGGTCATTGGGTTCTTCGAAGTCTTACGAGTCAAGATATAGTCCCCGTTGTCATTGGTCTCCAGATCACCAAAAGCAACAGCGAAACGTGCAACAGCATGGAACCGCTCCTTCTCTTGAGGAGAAGCATTGGCGATCTCTTGGTACATGGCAAACTGACCCTGAAGGGAAGTCACCTCATACAAGTCATGCTCATTCCCATCACCGTAGAAACGGTTCAGAGTCATGTCTTTGGTTCCCAGAAAGAACCCAACACGTTGGAAGTTTTTGAAGTCCATCTCGGTCAGGATACCCTGTCCAAAGTTGGCCATCATGTTGCCCGGACCATCGGTTTTACCATCCAGTTCAAAGGACAGAGAAGTCTCAAAGGCATTCTGTGTACCATCAACGATTGCCTTCTCCAGAGCTGCAACAGCAAAGACAGCAGACAATTGTTGCATTTCACCAGAGCCACCCATGGCAGCCACAAAAGCAGCACCATCCATCTCACCTGTTTCCAGGTATTCTCCAGCCATCTCAACAGCTTCACCGAAGCGTTCGTAAAAGACATTCTGAATGTTTTCCAACAGGAAACTGTGCTTTTGGTTCTCCACTTTATTGAAACCAGAGATGTCAGCAGCCTGAGCAACAGTCAGCCAGAAAGCATTCTTGTGCTTCTGAGTATCCATGTTCAGTGTAGCAAAAGTAGGTGTCACAAGAGCACGCAGGATCTTGTTGTTCTGAGGGTTGATCCCTTTGAATTGGTGACGACCAACACGGGAGATACCTACCCGGTAAAATACCTTGGGCAGTTCCCCATTCAAGGTGAAACCAGAGTTACGAATAGCATTCACAACACTCAGGGCTTCCTGATAATCACGCTCAATCGAGAGGTTCTTGCCAGCGATAGAAGCACGCAGTGGGTGACGTTCATTCAACAAGCTGGAGTCTTTCTTCCCAAGGAAGGTGGACAGCTCATCAAGTCCAAGGGCTTCAACCATACCGACCAAACCTTGGGCCAATTTATGTCCTTGGTTCTGCATACGAGACAGAGTCTTCTTCTCACGCTTGGTGAGTTTCACATCACCACGAGCCTGTGTGTTGTCGATGAATGGAGAAGGAGCACCGATAGAAGGCATGGTATCCAGCTCAGGAGCCAGCATCTTCTTGACAGCATCCTGTGCTTCCAGACCGATAGCTTTTTGTATCTTCATCACTGGGAAGACATTGAACATCGACTGCTCAACCACTTTCTGAGCCTCGGTGTTGAAGTAAGGAACTTTCACTTTAGTGATCATTCCAGTGTCCATCTCGATGAAGGACTCCAGAAGCTCTTTAACCATGCCTTCGATTGCACCACGAGCATCCTTCATAGGAGCATCTCGGTTCACTGACAGACCCCACATACGAACAATGTCTTTCGACAAAGTCTCAGCAACATCACGAGGTGGAACCCCATGAATGATGTCTTTCAGAATGCTGTAAGTGGTGCGTTTCTTGTCTTTGGCATAGCCCCCAATCATGTCGTAAGTCAGGTTCATGTCTTCCAGGGTATCAGGCAGCGACTGAGGGTTCGTTGACCGAACACCAGACAACCAGTCGAGAACTGCTACAGCAGCAATGGAGAGCAGATCCTGATCATATTCACCCGTGGTCTGATCAACCATCATGGTGTTTTTGTTCCGACGATACTCAGTCGTATCCTGGCCATCCAGGATCCGTTCTTTCACCGTCATGGTGTCAGACTTGTTCGTCTTCACTTTAGCCAGACGTTCATTGGCCTTATCCATCAGCTCCTGCTTGTAGAGCCGGACAAACTCCAGATAACCCTCAGTCCCCGGTTGTTCTTGAACCATGGAAAGAATGCCATCTCCATCGGCATACGAGATCTCGTTCTGACGCTTCTGGAAACCCTCATTAAATTTGGGGTTTACGTTGTCGAAGGTACGTTCATTGATCGGAACTCCAGCAGGAGCCACAGGTGTGAACTCGATGGCTTTGAAGGCAGCATTGTTTGCGTCCCGTTCCATCGCAATGGCTTTGGGATCCATCAGATCCTTCGGATACACTTCACCACGACCCAGTTGACGGGCGTGTTGAAGCTCATGTTCCATGATGAACTTCAGGTACATCTCGAACCCACCGTTCTGGATGTACACCTTGAAGGCATCCACATCGACGTTCGAGAAGACCACAGCCTTCTGTTCGGAAGTGGTCTCACCATTGCCGTCGAGATATGTCAGACCCGCTTCGAAGTCTTCTTGGATACGAGCCAGATCCAGAGAGATCACACCACGACGAGGCGAGTAGAACGCCATACCCTGATTGGCTTCATGGGTCGCAGTGACAATCTTGGTTTTCTTTCCTTCCAGACGCTTCTGATATTCTTCCACAACAGCAGGAACAAGGTCTGCTTCAGCGTCCTGATTGATGATGTCGATCTTGTCCCCTTCGAAGGCGACGAAGATGGCATCCTGTTTCTGGTTTCCACGGAGATCCGTGTACTCGGAACCGATGATAAGGATCCCATCCTTACCCTTGGCAGCAGCCTTCAGCTCGCTGGTACGAGCCAGCCATACATCCTGAGCACTCTCACCATCTTTTGCTTCGAAGATAGCGATGGAGTCCTGTGTGGCTTTTACACGAGCTTCGATTACACGACCCTTGTCAGCATCACGATAACGTTGAGCCTCTCCCAGAGAAGTTGTCAGGAAGATCCCATTCTCACTGTCAGCGAATCCATCGCTCAAATCGGCATTCGTGCCGTGATAGAAGACCAGATCTCCATCATCACCTTGCAGGTAGCCATTCTTGGTTTCGATCTCAGGAATAACCTCCTCAGCAGCCTGTGTCTCTTCGGAAGCGTCCGCCTCCGGCGACACTTCCTCATCGACAGCCGTTGGGGCTGCTTCGGTCTCGACTGGGATAACCTCATCTTGTGTCACATCTGTGGAAGACAAATCCTCTTGTGATGCGTTTGGAGCAAAATCTGGTACACTAACTGGTCCATTCGGGAATTGCTCAGGGAAGGCTTCAGCCAGAGCATTGTAAACTCCCACCGTGGCCACAGCATCCTGATAGACCTCAGCAGCGAAACGCACACCACCAGGGCTTGCACCCTGATAGGTCATGGCTTTGCCTTGTACGGCCCCATTTGGAGTACGTCCGGGACGGATCTTACGATCAGAACCAAGGTTATCAAAGGACTCAGATGTACCATTCCCATTGGTATCACGGTTCCGGTACGACGTATTCAGAGCCTCGACCTTGTTGATCATGTGCTGGGCAAAGTTCCCGAAGTGCTCAACAACATTTTGAACAGGAACTTGAACACCATCAAGTTCAACCGTCCCATTTTCAGACTGGGATCCTTGCATGATCTGGCTTGCAAACTCACTCACACTCGGTGCTCGTGTTTCACCTGAACCAAGAACGATATTGCGAGAGATTGCCTCGACCAATGGGATCTTGGGCAAAGCCTTCTTCCCATCTCGATATTCTGGTTTCACAGACAACTCGACGTTCTCATTCTTCTGGATCTCAACCTTGGCTTCAGAACGAGACTTGATTGCATCGCCAATACGTTTGGCCGTCTTCATGATCTTGATGTCTTTGGCAGTCACATCAGTACGGTCATCCTGTTCCAGGATTTTCCCAATCATCACAGGGTTCACGTTGGCAGGATTGGTTGCAGCAACCGCCTTGGTTTCCTGCACCACCTCATCCGTGATTGCTTTGGACTCATCCTGGGTCTTGTTCAGGTCAATCCGTGTGGCACGCTTCTGGATGTTCTTGAAATCCTCAGAAGCAATGATTTTCTTGACCTCTGCCTGAATGGCAGCAGGTAGATTTGGAATTGCATTACGAAGATTCTGCATTTCCTGTGAGGCATAGAGAACATCCCCATCGCTCATCTTGTTGATCCGGACACCCTTCTCGGTGAGTTTCGTCAAGATCCCCCCAACACGAGATAGGTTCGACGATCCATCTGGAGTCGTCGATACAAATGTCGCAGGAACTGGACCGGAAGCCGGTGTGCGTACAATAGACTGAACAGCAGATTTGCGACCCAGTTCAGCATTGAGTTCCGTATCTGACTGGTTCGCATTGATCTGAGTGGTCAACTCAGTCTCTGCCAGTTGAGCCACATTGCTCAATATAGACAGATTTTCAGACTGTGCTTTCCGATCAGGACGATTGTTGAATTCACGTACCTGTTCATTCGCAGAGTCCACATATGGAGTTGCGGTATCAACCACCTTATTCGTGACATCACGAGCAGTGTTGATTGTTGCTTGTCCAACACGAGAATTGACAGCAGCTTCACCAACAGATTGAGCTGCATCCAAACCAGTAGCAGCAGCAGAGGCAATGGCACTCACTGCCTTGCCAGCAGGAGATTGACTACGCTCAGGAGCAGCCGGAGCTGGACGTTGATCCTGCTCATTCAGCAAACCATAGGCTTTGGCCACCTGAGACGGATCACCAGAGTTGTCCAGAAGAAACTCGTATTCGTTCAGCTCTGCCTCAGTCATCGGATCAGTCTTCCCTTCCAGGAAGGCCATACGAGACTGGGCCACATTGTCAGCCATGTCGTACTGACGACGTGTGTAGGCATCTCCTGCCTTCTCAGCCTCGATACGACGCTGCACCTGTTCAGGGGTCTCAAAGACAGTTTTGGGGTCAGGACGACGGAATACAGACGGTGTGGCCATGACACCGGCCATACCTGTACCAGCGATCATACCAGTCGCCAGAGCCTCATCTACGCCTTCTCCGGGAGCACGGTTGGGATCCACACCAGTGTCACGGATGGCAACGTTCGTTGCCAATTGACCAGTGGCACCTTGTCCACCTTCTTCCAGAGTTTGAGCACCAACCTGACGAAGACCACCAATAAATCCTTCACCACGGAAAGACTTCATTGGCATGGCTTCAAATCGACCAGCGATGATACCCAAGCTGGCAGCCATCGGGAAAGATGTCTTGAAAGCGTCGATACCAGCATTGGCAGCCAGAGTTGTCTTGGCATCATCTGGATCAACATCATTCTCGATCATCTCAGCGTACTCAGGAGAGACATCCAGGAGATGACCGTGTGTCATTCCCAGAACTTCATTCACTGTCTGAGCATAGACACCAGAGGCTTCTGTGGCACCGACAGTTGCAGCGATAGCAGCACGGTTCACACCCTCAGCACCCATGGCGAGGAAACGTGTTCCCTGTGTGGGAGCAATGGCATTCGCAATTTTTGCAGATTGGAACGTGGTTGTCCGTGTGACAGCCTTAGAAGCCAGTGAAGCAATCTTGGCACTTGGCCCCAATGAACCAAGACCTTCAGCAACCAGATCACCTGCAACAGCCGGATCAGAAGCGATACGACCCAAGTTGTTCATGAATCCACGACCAACCCATGCCAGATCGTCGATGAATGTTGCATCACGATCAGCAGTATCTGCTTCGTATTGAGCGAGGTTGTCTTCAGCATCCAGTTGAGCAGCTTCACCACTTAGACCACGACGATCAGCCAGTTCTTGTGACTGGAAGCTCTTAATCCATTCTGTGGCACGACGTATGGTGTCGATGTAATCCACAGCATAGTTGGAAATGCCATCTTTTTCTTCATCAAAATACTCATCGACAGCACCGACAATTGCAAGACCTGTACCAACGGTTGAGCCAACTACGTTGACGAAACCAGAAGCACCAGCAAGAGCTGTGTCTCCAGCAATCTGGAGACCACTTCGATCTTCGTTCTTGATGCGGTGAACTTCGGCACGTTCTTGAGTGTAGAGACGACGGTTGTCAGCAACTTCCTGACCGTACTTCTGGAGGAGGTAGCCGTAGGGAGCTGTTTGGATGTCTTGTGCAAACTCTGTGTCTGCAAGTTCCGTTCCCTCATTGGCTGCAACCACCATACGGCGAGCCATCTTTTGATCAAAAACCGGAGTATATTCGTCAGCCATTTATGGGATCCTTGATGCAGTTTCCCCTTCTTTACAGGACTGGCACCGAAATACCAGTCCTGAAAGTTTAGCCTTAGCGTAGAGACTGTTCCAAACGAACACCAGCACCGGGGCGAGGACCGGGTCCGATTGGTACGTTTCGAGGCTGTGCAGCAGGCTGTTGAGCCTGAGCAGGTTGAGCACCTGCCCGTGGAGCATTGGGGTTCTGTCCACGGTTTCCGTATTGCTCATAGAACTGGCTCACTGCCTGACGGGCTTCATCACGTTGACGAAGCAGTTTATCAGATACAGTTTGACCACCCTGACGGAGCTTCTGGATCTTCCGTTCGATGTTGCCCAGATTTGTCGTAACTGTCTGAATTCGTTCAGCAACCTGACGGTCATCTGTCAGAGCAGCACGAGCAGTTGCAGCAGCATCACCCTTGAAGTGTTCACGAGCGAAGTTAGCAGCACGGTTCTGAGCAAGGTTGTCCCCACCAATGGACCAGTCTGGAACCAATGGAGTATCAATCTCAGCAGCACGAGCAAATGAGTATGCCGCTTCTGCACGAGAAATCCCCTCATTGGAGGCCAGTTGGTTGATGGCAGCTTCCAACTCAACAGGCACAGTAGAAATATTCATTCCTTCTAGTGCAGTACGAAGTTGACCAGCAGGGTTGTCCACATAGCTTTCAGCAGCCACTTGAGCAAATTGATACGGATCACGTTGCTGACGCTCTTGGATGTCAGTCAATGTGGTGTTCGCAATCTCGATGTCAGCCGGTGAAGCACCAGTTGTACCGATCTGGAGACGAGCAGCACTCAAAGCACCACCATCACCAGTTGTCTCAAGGATCTTGGCTTCCATTGCCAGACGTTCCACAGCAGTTGCACCGGGGTTGGTTTCCCGGCTTTCAATGATGGCTTCAGTTGGAGTCACATTGGTTTGTGCGAGATCCAAGATCTGTTGAGCCAAAGCCTCTTCTGCCAGAGCAGTGTCAGCTTTATTGATAGCAGCCTGACCAGTCTCATTATAGTCGTACTGACGCTCATAGGCAGCCAGAACGTCCGCAGTGGACTGGTACTGACTGTTCGCCAGAGCATCCAAGTAAACCCGTTGAGCGGGACCACCTTGGTTCGGGTTCTCTGTGGCACGAGCACGAGGGCCACCGGTAGCTGGAGAACGAGTGCCTCCACCCAGTTGGCTCACGAATTCCTGACCGTAATCACCGATGGTGAGACGGCCATGGACATCAGATGCACCAGTGTTGTTGATCCCACCTTCACCACCGAACCAAGCACGAGCAGCATTCTCTTCACCATACCGTTCGACGTATCCACCAAAGTGGTGATCGAAGATGGCATCCTGAATAGCAGGGTTTGCCATGAACTCTTCAGCACTGACTTCACGTCCTAGAGCAGCACGAGACCATGGGCCAATATTGGCTTCCATGATCTGGTAACGACCCAGAGCACGACCGAGAGTTTCATGGGTTGCACCAACAGCATCATACCCACCAGAACCATCGCTTTCGATTGCAGCGATACCATTCCGATAGGCGATCTGACGATCTGTTCCAGAAGCCCCACTTGGATCCCGGAGACCTGAACCATCAGCACGAGGACCGAGATTGGTCCCAGGACCACCATTGAGGCCAGAGACGTTCTCAGGAGCCAGACCAGAGACTTCACTGGGTGCGCCACGACCGAAGGTCAAACCCTCTTCAGCAGCACGCAGAGCAAGACTTGCATTTGATGCGTCTTCTGCACGAGCACCTTGACGCCAAGCATGATTAGCCATGGCCACACCATGCAGATCACCGGCACGAGCATCACGGTTGTTTTCCAAACCAATGGTGTTGTACGTCCGGGCTGTGGTGGCCTGAGTATTCGCTGTGGTTGCGTCTGTGCCAGCACGAGTTGCACGAGCTTGCTCATACCCCAAGACGTTGTCACGACGGTCAATGATCTGCTGACGCATACCAGCAGACAGGTTCATCTTTGAGAAGTCGGTAGAAGCGATGATGGAGTTCCACTCATCTTCGTTCTTTGCACCGGCCAGAAGGTTCGTCAGTTCAGCATCACCTTGGCTCTCAAGACCCTCTTGGTATTGAGACAGAAGATCCGAAGCACTGGACATCCCACGCTGAAAAGCCTCCCCAGCGCGAGCAGTCGCTTGGGAGGCTACCGAGAGATTTGGTGCTCGGATTTGTTCAATAGTCAGTCGAGCCATGATAGGATCCCTTACAGTTTGTTCTCTTCGACATAGCTGTCAGCCTGTGCTTGATAGTCTTCACGGCCTTCAGAACGATACCGGTTTTCGATGCGATCACGAAGCTCGGTGTTGTAGGTCTGTGTCTGGTTCGCAAGGTTCGTTTCGAAGGTCTGCTCTTGGAGAGCCAGAGACTTCTTGGCGATCTTGTTCTGTTGGAACGAGTTCCACAGTGAACCAAGTGTTGAAATTGCACCAAGACCAATCTGGGCCATACCACCTTGACCGAAGAAACCGGGCTTGATTGCAGCACCGGTAATCGGGTTGATGTTCTGGTTGATCAGACCTTGAGTTTGAGCAGAGAGGCCACCCATGGCAGCCCCTGAACCAGCAGTCTGAACAGCAGCATTCATTCCTGTTTGGCTCATACCGGCCATTTCCGGCATCACTGGGTTGTATCCTGACATGAGAGCATCCTTTAATTTTTTGGCAGGGTGAGTTGGAGATCTGAATAATCAGATACCATAGAAAGGGTAATATCGACAACATCTGAACCAGTCATGGTTGTGCGTCCAATAAACTGTTCCAGTGTTTCTGGGAGATACGTTCCAGATTGTGAACCAGCATCATTGCCTTTAACGCTGTTAGTAAGGCTCAAAGGATCGAAGATCAAGTCATCTGTAAGCCCCATAGAACGCATCAAATCATTCAGATCTTTGGTCGCTTTCTCGTAAGCATCTTGGTTCTCTTCCATCTGAACACCGATCTCGACGATCTCAGTTTGAACGAAACCAGAGTATCCATTTGCCAGAGCAGAACTGAACTGGAGAATAGTCTGTGGGTTCATCATGTTTGTGAGTGTCAGGTTTGAGAAACCATTTGCCACACCAAAGGAGATGGCAAAGTTCACGATGGCACTGATGATAGCACCCCACTTCTCACCGAAGATGGCTGTGGAGACCACACCAACAGCTTGTGCAACCACGACAGCAGCAATGGCGTTGGTGACAGCCCCTGCAACGATGGCACCTGTACCAGAGAGACCCAAACCAGCACCAACAGCAACATTGGTCCCGAAGATCCCTGAAGCACCACCTACGGCAGCCGGAGCAACCAAAGCTGCAACGACAACGATGGCCACAACAATCAACAACATTCCGAGGAACGTCTGATACCACTTCTTCTTCACAACCTTGTAAGAGTTGAAGGTGATGAAGGTGTTGGACAAAGCCATCTGAGTGAAGTCTTTCACACCCAGTGATTTCACTGTCTCAGCGTGCAGAGGGACAATGAAAACAGACTCAGCATTATCGTTCACACCCTCATGGAGTGTGGTCCGGACAGCTTTTCCACCGTAGATGAAGTTCTCATGAACCATGCCCCAAATGATCATCTTGGAGTAGGTGTTGGGACCAGTCTGGTTGAACAGGATCATTTGATCCAGTGAACGAGTTCGATTGTAGAATGAACCACCATCCCGACCACCGTATTCCTGTTGGATTGTCCATGTCAGGTTGTCCCCATTTTCGAACCAGATCTCTCCCTCATTGGCATCAGGTTTCCCCAAACCAGTGTGAGTTGTCTCTGTGATATTCACCCATGTGAACCGGTTATCAAAACCAGAGAGCTGATGATGATCTGCTTTCAGACGAACAGTTGTTGACGCAGGATCTGTGATTACTGGTTTAGGAGGTCGAGGATCTCCAAACTGTGGATCCAGATAATCATGCTGATCCTGAGACCAACTGTTGTAGACAGCCAACATCGCATCATAGTTGTTCACCAAGTTGATGAAGTCAGCCATCGTCGAAGGAGACGAGTTCTGGTAGGGAATCATGTTCTTGAACCATTCGTAAATGTACCGGCGACAAGCCGGATCAAATACGTTCACCGAACAACCCCACTGAACGTAGGAATAGTCGATGTCCCCAATATCTACGTTCTCTTCAACTTCATCCAAGATCTTGTCGATATTGTTGCCCTTCATCGGGCCACCAGTGGCTCGCTTGTAGGCTTTCTTGGACTCAGCGTATAGATCATCAAACTTGGACTCCCGGAGACCATTGTTGTTGATACGCAGAGGAATAAACGGATAGTACCCCGGATCCAGAGAGTCAGCTTCTTCATCAACCAGAGCATCGAGAGGGGAGTTCCCAGTCCCAATCTCATAGATGTAGATCCCACCATTCCCGTCGATCTTCTCTTCAATGGTCTCCTGTGAGTCTGTCTGGTGATCGTAAACAGGACGTAGGAAGTCACCTAACCGAGTTGTGGTGACAGTTTCTGTTTCCCCACCACCCATGTCATTGACGGTCACATCTTCGACGACGGAGTCGTAATAGACCTCCCGACGTTCCCAGATATAGAGCCAGTATTCGAATGAAGACTCGAAGTAATCTGTGCCACCAGTTTGGCCCACATACTCCTCACGGTTCCATGTCTCCAGAACAGTGTTGAAACCTACCGTAGGTGTCTCTGCTATGTTGGTTGTGGTCGTGGGAGACCCATCTGAATAGACCTTCTGGACCTCAACATTCTGAGACAGAACGTGATTGACCACACCTTCGTTTGTGGTGCTGTCCAGTGTGTATTCAGTTGTGGATGGAGCTGAGGAGACGTCTTCTGTCTTGGTTCCATACTCAATAGGCTGAGGATCAGAAGGCACCACTTGGTAATACCGAGCGATGACATACTTCTTCTCTTTGTCGAAGTTTCCGGCATCAATCGTCACCGTAGAACCAGATTGATATTGGATCAGGATCTCATGATTATCTGCATCGTAATCAGCCACCCAGTCGAGGGCTACCTCTTCTGGAGCATTCTCAAACAACCACTTCTCTGCCCAGTAGGAATAATCCCCATCTGTCAGTTCAGCACTGTTTACCCGGTTCTCCAAACCAGCAGGTGAACCAGGAATAGGAATGATCCCTTCCATTGTCGCTTGATCAACAGGTTGAGCATTGCTCACCTTCAGGGTTGGAAGCCCAGCAATATCATTGCGGACAGACCAATTGAAGAAGGACCGCTGCATAATGCCCGGACCATCCAAATAGTTCCCAACAATCACCTCCCCCAGATACGCATCGTAGGGGTTCATGATTGCTGAGAAGAGACTTGATTTCAGGAAGTTGGGACGATCCAATTCGTCCCCAGCCAGATTGTAGATCGAGCTGGAGACGTAGATCTTTTTACCACCAAAGAGACCCATTCGACGATCTCCTTACAGACTGTTGGCAGACCGAAGAGCTGCGAGGACAGAGCTGACCGATGGAACTTCAAGTTCAGTTGGTGCAGCCAAGTTCTCATCCAGAGTTTTCTGAGTGATCCAACCATCCAGATACATCTTGGCAGCCTTTTGCTTGGCATCCTTGATGAAGCTGTCGATCTGTTGATCATACAGGTCTTTCTGTTTCCCATTCATACCTTCGACGATAGTCAAACCATCAGAGCGAGTGTCCATAGTTTTGGAACGCTCGGCTTCTTTCTGTTCAACAGTGAGTTCAACTTGCTCACCAGTGAGGTTGATCTGCATGTCCAACAGGTTCTTCTGATGACCCAGCAAACCAGAGATAGGAGTCAGAGCATCTGAACGAGTTTCCAGAGTTTGAGCACGCTGTGTCTCACGCTGTTCTTTGATCATGTCTGTCTGAGCAGGCATCTGGAAGTTCAGCTTGTGCTGTTCAATACCCAGAGCAACAGGCATCATCTGGTTCAGTTGATACTCTTGAGTTGCTTGTTGAACAGGAAGCACTTCTTCCAGTTGGAACTTCTGAATGCCCTCTTCCAGAGGTTGGAGAACACGGTTCTCAAACTCTTTGACAGCAGCTTCAGCCGGAAGAATCCGGTCAGCAGTAACCTGCTTGGCTGCATATTCGGAAGGCATGATGTTGGTACGCTGGTATTCCTGAATGGCTAGTTCAGCAGGCATCAACCACTCACGTTTGTAGACTTCAGACGAAGCCTGAGCTTTGGTGAGGCAGTAACCAGCATCAGCGTTGGCAATGTTCATCTTGGTCAGAGCGTACTGAGCACCAGCATTCTGCATCTCGAAGACAGCTTGCTGTGCTTCTACCTTGGTTTTCTCAAGGTTGATCAATGCTTCAGTGGCTTGGATCTCAGCGATACGAGCCTGCATCTGAGCGGTAATGGCAGCCCATTTGGACTGGTCTTTCTGCAACAGGAAAGAGACCGACTGTCCCAAGACAGCGGTGCTCACATCTGTGTAAACCTTGGCATATTGGTCCCCGGTGATCCGGTTCCCTTTGTACTCACGCTGGATGTGCTCATCCATTGCTTGCATAAGTTTGTCGAAGACACCTTCACCATCAATTGCGACCTCAGTGAGGTCTAACAAAGTGACGGTGTTCACATCCGTATAAAGGTCGGAATCAGCATCTTTGACGAAGTCATACTTCGAGTCAGACAGATCCAACGTCGGAGGAGTTGGGGAGTCTGCGGTGAGAGAGGTAAACAGAGCATTCGCCTGTTCATCTGCATTGCAGTCATCTACGGCCATTTCTGAATTCCTCTCTCAGTTTCTTGGTCTCCCTGCCTTAGCAGGGAAACTGGTTACTTGTCGATAGCGTGTGAAGCACGCTGGTGGTCGGCCAGATCAGCCAGTTCTTTGTCAGTCAAAGGCGGAAGCTCTTCGATTGCGAACTTGTTGATCATTGTGGTCTTGTACTTCTTGACGCCGAACTGACCGCCTTTGATCTCTTTCCGCAGCGGGAACTTCTGGTTCTTCAACTGGTTTAGGAGGATCTCAGGGATGTGGTAGCCGTTTGGAGCTTCTTCATCGCCGAAAGGAATGTACTTCGCCACTTTGCCGGTGAACTTGTTGATCGCAGTGATGATGGCACCAGAGAGCTGGGCATCAGCCGGATCAAGGTTGGTCACTTTGACACGATGCAGACGGAGAGCCTTGGCACGAACAACCTGACGCAGAAGCTGAGGATCAGTGATCTCGTTTGGATCCATAGCGAGGATCTCTTCTGCGGTTGGGCCGGTCTTTGCAGGGCCAGCAGTCGATTGAATTTGGCTTGCGTCGAAGTCTTCACCACCGAAGTCAGGGACCGCTGGGGTTTCAACAAGAGGTGTAATTTCGCTCTCGTCAGCAGCAGGTGGAAGAGTTTCACCTTCCAGAGCCAGACGAGCATTCAGTTCATCCATGATCTTTTTGCGGAGCGTGCCTTCACCGGTATTGCCGGAGAATGTAATGTCGATGGAGGTGGCAGCTTCACGCAGGTCTTCCACAGTCTCCATTGCCGTGACAGCTTCGATAGCTTCAGCGGGTGCAAGTGTGTTGATTTTCATTGGATTTCTTTCTGATTGAGGGAGGGTTAAGATGTGAGAAGGGGGGCGTTATTAGCCCCCCAACCCTTGGACTGATTACTCAGCCGCGACAGTTTTGACAACAGCCAGACGTTCAGGACGCAGGGCGATGAAGCTGTGGAAGAACGTGATCGAGCTGAAACCGATCTTGCCGTATGGATCCAGCACAGTGGCCATTTCCTTGCCAGGTTTCTTCACGATGATCTTGAACTTCTGCTTCGCACCTTTTTTGCCGGAGCCTTGGAGGCCGATAGTTGCGAAGGAGCCGTCACCAACAACCAACATCGGGAAGACGTTGTAGTTGGCACCATCGTCAGAGTAACCGAGGTTGGAACCAGTCGCAACAGCGCCGACACCTTCCCAGTTCATCATGTTCGGAACAACGATAATGCGGAAGTCACCGACGGAACCGATTTCACCGTTCATGATGGTCGAAGCAGCAGCGTACTTGCGAACAGGAATGAAAGCAGGGTTGCCCAAGCCGTCTTCCATGTTCTCGACAGTGATCTGAAGCTCAGAACCAATGTACATGATGCGGGACGCATTGATCGTCGCCGTATCGTTCATGGTCGAACCTTTGATGATCTTGGTGTTCTTCGGAGTCCGGTTATCGTCGAGGACGATGCTCAGTTTCTTCAGATCCATGTAGGTAACAACCGACGGGTTGGCACCTTCACCAGTGATCTCGCTGTCCTGAGTTGCCACACCGGTGTAAACCACTGTGCCAGCGTTGGAGAGCAGGTCGATTTGCAGCAGATCTTCTGTGATCTCGTTCGCGCCAGCAATCATCTCACGGCTCATGTGACCGTAAAGGTCAGAGTCGGTATCGAAGGTCATCATGTCGTCAGAGAACTCAGTGAAGAAGCCGTGCTCTTGTAGAGTACCGGAGCGTTCCAAACGGGTGAAACCGACGCGGTTAACACGGCCACCTTCTTCAGTCAGCGTCGGCATACGAGAACTGATCAGGCCAACATCTTTGGACGAACCATACATGTTGCCGTAAGCAGTTATCGCACCAGCGGCGTCCAGACCTTGGTCGTTGACGTTGCGGTCATCGAGCAGAGGAACGTAGTAATAGACTTTCAGCTCTTTACCGTAGTGCATCGGCATCGAGCGAACGTCAGCCAGAGGGCTGAAGAACATCTGTTCGGCAGCGTCGATCAGAGAACGACGATCCCAGTAATGGGTATTAAACTGCGGACCAATGTCCGAAGGAGTACCCGGAGGGGCGTTATAGAGTTGAGCCATTGTGTTTTCCTTTTCAAACTTCTCAACTGGGTTTTTCGTTTAGCCGGGAGGAGCCATTTTCAGGAAGTCCTCATCAGACATAGACGAATAGTCCGGTTCTTGGTGTTGCCCGCTGTTATTTGACGGTGCGGAACGAGGGGGAGTTGCCGATGAGACGTTTGGAGTGGGTTGCTCAGTCTTCGGCTTGGGAGCAGCCTTCCGGGTGCCAGTGCCAAGAGGAGTCTTCACCTCTGGTTGGACTTCGGTCTTTTGGTTCGAACCAAACACACCAGCCTGTTGCATCGCCTCACCCACCTGATGGTAGGCTTGGAGGAAGGGAACGTCGGTCAAAAAACCCATTGTCCGCTGGTACGCAAGTTCGTCCTTAATCTTCCCATAAACGCCAGATCGTTTCTGTGCAAGGATATTTTGGAAGATAGTGGGTTGATCTCGCAGAGCTTCTTTCGAAGTTTCGTCCCAATCTTTGTTGATGTCAGTGATCAACTCACGGCCACCTTCGGCTGCCAGAGTCTCTTTGATCGCATCATCAAAGGCCAGATCTTTGGGATCGCCCTGATAGTTGTTGGCCTGATATGGCTTGTCTTCAGTGGTCGTATCAATATCAACGGAGTCGATCTTGTGATCTTTTAGGAGCTGTTTGATGGCCCCTTTGTCGCCCTTCATCAGGTCGATTGCGAAGTTCAACTTCTCAGGATCGTTGAGACCATTGGTCTTCAGCATCTGGTCTTGAGCACGCAGGGGTTTCATTTCCTGCATACGACGAGAGTAGTTCACACCCATCTGCATCAGACGGATGACATCTTCTGGAGAACGAATCTGCATGTCCCGGCCATCGGCTTTAAACGGAGCAGAGACTTTCTCGAAGAAATCAACAGCCGCTTTGGTATTGGTCTTTGGAGCTTTGTCCTCAGACTTTACGTCAGCATCTGGCTTCTTGTCTTTCGCTTCTGGTTTCGCAGCAGGATCTGGTTCTGCTGGTTTGGCATCTGTTCCTTTCGGAGCGTCAGGTGTCTTGCCATCTTCACCGGTTGGTTCGGGATCAGCAGGAACTTCGGATTTCTCCGGATCTTTCTCGCCACCTTCAGGTTCAGGATCTCCTTGTCCGCCATCATTAGATCCGGATGCAGGATCGTTTCCAGCATCTTCGCCTTTAGGAGGATCTTGAGGATCTTCATTTTCCGAACCAGGAACTTCAGCATTTGGATCCCCCTGTGGGTCAGGTTCATCGATTGGCACGACTTCCTGCATCTGCGAGGGGTCGAGCTTCATGAATTCTTCATCGGACATAGAGTCGATGTCGATAGGTGTGTTTTCATCAGCCATTATTCTGTACCCCCATTGATGTTCGCACCAGCTTCAACTGCTTCGTTCCAAACAGCTTCAAGGTTTTCCAGCTCAGACTGGGCAATATTGCCCTTCTGGATGAAATCTTGAAGGAAGGTACGCATGGAACCGATAGCTTTCAGCTCACCAACGCATTCATCGAACTGTTTGTCCGACAGACGGCCAGTCGCCATCAGACCAGCGAGACGCTTTGGCTCTTGGTCGAAATAGGCATCCATGACGATTTCTTTGAATTCAGGCAGACCGGCCAGCTTTTCAGCAGCTTTTGCCTGACGGAGCAGCTCTTCACAGGAGGCTTTGTATTCCTGATACTGATCCATGGTGAGGTGTACAGTTTCCTCATCGGGGTTGTCTTGTTCATATAGGTTCATTGCCACGTCCTTTGTGTGGTTGATATGTTACAGTGGGTCGTCAGTACCCTGCTTTACTGTGGAAAAACAAGGGGTTGTTCTTGTGGAAGTCCCTGAGCACTTTGCAGAGGGGCCATTGGAAGGGTTTGTTGTGGTGCAGGTGGGCGACCAACAGGAGCTGGTGAAGCCTGAATATGATCAGAGTCTTCAACCATTTTGTTGTACCCAACAGCAGCTTCGATCATGCCAGCAGGAGTTTCCCCTTTGAGGAGACCCTTGGTGACTTCCAGATCTCGGTTGCCACGAGCTTGAGCACCCATCTTCTCAACATCACGCTGATGCTTGGAACCAGTGGCTTCAAGTTCAGTGTCGAGAGCTTTGTTCTCAGCTTGAGCCAAGGCTTCTTGAGCACGAGCATTGTCCAGAGCGATCTTCGCTTCCAGTTCTTCAATCTGGAGTTCAGCCAGACGTTGCTGAAGAGGATCAGGCTGTGGTTCATAAGCACGAATCTGTTCTGCCAAATCAGGCATACGTTTCAGATCTGCGATCTGACCAAGGATGATCTTCGACAGACCGGGGTCCATATCTGGACCGATAGTCTGAAGCATCATTCCCAGATCCTGAGATTTCTGTTCATCAACTTGAGCTGTGGAGATGTCCACCAACAGATCGAATGCACCTGCAAGGTCACGACGTTTGATCTCAACAAACTCACGGTTCGTGACACGGATCACTTCTTTCTCTTCGAGGAAATAAGCGTTCATTGACATGATCTTACGACCAATCAGACGCATACCCTCTGCTAGACGACGGAGGATACTCATCTCACGTTGGCCAGCCGCATCCAACGCACCAGAGATACCACGAGCAACTCGACCATAAGCCTCACCAGTGATACCACCTGAGAAAGATTTGACCCCGGACAGGCCTTCAGCTTCAGCATTCTGGAGCTGCATCATTGTCAGGGCAGAGTTCGGGATCTCAGGATACTGTAGTTGCTGAATTGCAACACGAGGATCTGAGTTGGGGTTGTACTCGAAGTCTTCCCCATTGGCGAAACGCTTACGGTTCACTGGATCCAGGAAGCCTTTTGCATACCCAGACTGAGCATTCGCCGAACGACCCAACAGGTCAATCGTGCCACGAGTGACAGCACCTAGAATACGTTGGTTGTCTTGGAGCAATGAAGCATCTGCTTCGCCCCAGACTGAACCAAGGATAGGCATGTACGGAACGATGATGAACGGAGGCTTCCGGTCAGGGAAAGGGTTCTCAGTCAGTTGGATCATGGTGTCACCGATGAAGGTGGCAACAATTGGAATCATGATACCATCATCATGGATGTCCCACAGACCCCAGTATTCGTAGACCAGAACTTTGGCCTTGTCTGAGTTCAGACGGCCATCAGCAATTGGAGTTGTGGTTTCATGATCGGGATCACCGGTTTGAGCTTTGATCTGGTTCGCACCCCAGTTCACGTCATTCAAGTTCTTGTAGATCTTGCGTTTTTTGAGTTCCGACTTGGTGGACTCATACGTGTGGATCATGAACTGAGCATCTTCCCATTCACCTTTGCAAGAAGGATCAATGAAGAAGTTCACAACATCGACAATCTTCAACGAGGGTTGGTTGAAAGTGATCTTGGTCTCTTCTACCCACTCTTCGTCAACCTCAGTTGCAACAACCATCTCTTGGTGTTCCAAACCGAATTCAACGGCAGCCCGGAGTTCATCTGGGATGTTGGGATCTACTTCCCATGCTTCAGGATCTTGCGTTGCCATCTCAGTTGCCTGAGCGAGCATCTGCATACCCTCTTCATCACCCATTTCCAGAGCGGTGTATTCATAGACTGGTTTCAGAACTTTGACCTTCTCGGTCTTCCGTTCCCAACCAACACGGACAACACATGTCCCTTCATCCACAGTCTTGCGGACATACCGGTCAATGAAATCGACCTTGTTCAGCTTGGTGTCGAACTGCCAGTTGAGGATCAACTGGTTCTGGTCAGCAGCAGCTTTGTCTTCGAATGTACGGGGGTTGATGTTGAACATGCGTTCTGTGTTGAGGAAAGGTTCGCTCAACGCAGGATAACGCCATTCATTGTGTTTCCGGACCAGCTTTGGCTGAACAGACGAACGTCCAGCAGTCTTGGTTTTCTTCCCAGACTCAGCACCAGTTGCATTCCGGAGAGCCATCCAGCCCTCGACGTTTGCTTTCTGGTCTGTGTTCTCTTGTCGGGCGTAATCCAGATCACCTTTCAGATCGGCAATTGAAGGTTCAATCGCCCACTCAGTCAGCTTCTCAGATTGAGACTTGTTGAGTTCAGCAGGGTTGTAAATTTCCGACGTGGAGTCGTTGTCTGTCTTTGGAGACGAAACATCGTTCTCGATCATGTCTGTGTCTGTTTTCACGATTCCGACTCCTAGTCTTTCAGAATTTTGATAAGCTGTTCATTTGCGTTTACAGCAATTTCTTTCTCAGCGCCACACTCTATCAGAGCGTCACCCAAACGACCCATACGGATCTCATCTGAACCAACAGAAGAACCTTTCACAGTGGCGATCACGTCCGAAGGATGGGGACATGGTTCGGTCACTTCAATCGGTAGTTTCTGGACTCGGACCCCAGCGACGTTCGAGTCGCTGCAACCCCCCAGTGGTAGCAACGCCAGGATTGTCAGAACCAGCAACCACAGTGGCTTCTTCTTCAAGTGCATTGATCAGATCCTTTTTCTCGCTTTGGAGCCGACGTAGCTCCTCAGTTTGTTCTCGAACAGTGTCAGCGAGGTCGAACAACTTCTCTTGGGTTTCGGCTGTCTTATCGGCGATCTTTTGCAATTCAGCAAGAGAACCCTTGTGGTAGCCATAAGCAAAAGCCCCGCCCATAAGGGCGAGACCTGTGATTGCTGCTATAATCTGGGTTTTCAAAGGAACTTCTCCTTCAACCGATCACGGAGGATGTCCCCAACTTCAACCGGATCACGAGAGACTGTGTCACCGGGGAGAACCACGTAATCCCATTTCCATTTCTGACGGATGCCCAATGTGGGTTGAACTTCAGCATGGCTCAGAGTTGTCCAACGAGAGATGGGGAACCCATACTCATCATGGAGTTCTGCGGTGTGCTCAAGCATCGCATCAATGCCGTCCCAAGTGATAGGGTGAGAACCCCATGTGATTGGGTTGGTCTGTTTCGCACCGGCCATCGCATCGACAGATTGACCGATCCAGCCTGTGTTCATGTTCAGCGTGTGAGATGCACCGATCCCTTTACGCCAGTCGTACATGACCTGAGACGCCACAGTGGCCATACCGTCATAGGTGTTGCCTTTGGTGTCGTGCAGGAAGTTGTAGGCTTTGCGTTCCAGAGAGATGATGCCGTTTGCACCAGCAGTCCAATGCCAAACAACGCCCCGGACACCACGATCAAACAGATCCTGTTTCCGACGGACGTTCACTTTTTTTATAGCATCTGCAATGCCTTGGCGGGTGTTGGGACCGTTCATACCATCAACAACCAGCACTGGCTGGTTGTTGATACCATTCACACGTCCTTGGTAGTCACGAACCGTAATCATAGGTCTTCCTTTTCAATGATTTTGACCTCTCCCAGCTCAGGGAAGAAAGTTGCACTACAAGTTTCCGGTGTCTCATCATCCACGCCAGTATCGTTGGCTTTGGAGATGTAACGCAGACAGACCATAAATGGCTGATCCGGAACTGCCGGAGGAATTACACCGGTTTCGTTGTCGAAGAAGGCAGCCCATGTCCAGAGACAAGGATTGTCTTCTTTGGTTGAATAGTTGCCAAAGCCTCGACGAGTTTCCAAACGGTTTCCATTCTCATCACGAATGATGGCAATCCATGTGGCTGTGGCAGCTTGAGTTGCATCCGCATCGTACAGAACCATGGGACGCTGATAATCTTCGGTCTGGATGATTTCGACAGTGGCCGTGACAAAAGGACGGTCAGCCCAGAACTGATTGTACATCTGCCCTGCAACAGGGAGAACCAAGAGCATGAGAATACCAATCATGGATCCGACCACCATGACCTTGAAGTCATCACGGTTCCGGGTAGTCTTCTCCGCACGAAAAATTTTATTGTGTGCAATCTCACTCATTATTCTCTCCCTTGCTAGGCCCGGAGATAAAACGCTCAACAAGCGTAACTGCCACCAACCCAATAAGGAAGGATGCAGCAGTTAGAGTCCCTAGTGCTCCAGCCATTTCGTCCGGCAATTCACCAATCCATGGTTTCATCAATACCGGAGCAAGTACACCCACGCCAAATGCGACAGCACCACCGACGAAAATAACGCGAAGACCTTCGCGCCATAATGTCTTCAAAACGGCTGCACGTACAGAACCACCCAACATTCCCATGAATGTCAGGATACCTGCACGTTGGTTGAAAACCTCAACAAAGAGGTTTGGATCGTTTTCTGCCATTATACAAAGCCTCGTTCCTCAAACTTGGAGCTGTCTTCATCAACTTCTGAAGTTGCACTCAAGTCTTTTGCCTCATCTTCACCGATGTGCCGGAGGTAGGCTGCATAATAGCTATCGCCTTTGGCAGAATGGTCTGGACCACCCATATGGGAAATATACAGAGATGCAACAAATAGTTGCAATGCAGTTTCCAAATTGGGTGGCAAGTTGATCTCTCCTGCGGACAGCAGGACAGGATGTTTCTTTTGATACCGAATACGAACACGACCCACATCCGGAGATGCTGTTTCAGTGAATTCGGTGATCTTTGCGTCGGTAAAACGCAGTGTGTTGAATGACGGAGTCAGGATGTGACCGTTGGTGTTTGTCGTGTGACGAGTACCGTTGGCATCAAAGACTTCCAGGATCTTCACAAATTCATCATCAATGAATGATTCCCCAACAGGAGCTGTGAGAGAGACACCAAGTTGAGCTTCAGTCAGCGGGTAAATGTTCAGGCCATCGACGAATGTCAGGTCGATCTGTGCTTTGAACAGAGGAAAACGAGTCGAAAGATCCACAAGACCTTGGTTGGTCAGGGACAAAATCATCTGGTAATACTCTGGGCAGATCACGCCCATGTTCTCTTCATCGACGGCTGAAGTGTTCTTCAGTTGTCCATTTGCCAGTCGTTGGCTGAAATTGGTGAATGTGATCATTGGCTTATCCTTTTTGGGTGCAAATCAGACCACATACGATCCGTAGCTGGACTCATCTGTATCATCTGATGTCAAGAGATTACTACCCCAAACTTGGTGTGACCGAACGGAAGAGGTGTCCCCATCGTCCTGCACTTCGTTGTTTGGCGTCCAAGGATTCATGTACTGCAACATCGAAACTGTGTCGATGCAGTCATCTTTGCCTTTGATCCCGTCCTTGGTTGCAAGGGCGATCTGTTCGATGAAGATACCAAGAGCCTTCGTGTTTTTCAACTCTGTTGGGAAGAACACCTTTCCAGCTTTGAAATATGGCACAACCATGTTGAACCGAGCCAGCTTATCTGTGGTCGGACGGATCCCAGGTTTTCCTTTTTGGTTCGTCAGATTGAAGAACTTGTTCCGATAGTCCATCTCATTCATGAGCCATTGGATAAAGCCCTGTTGCTGGCCGGAGATCTCCACACCAACACCTTGAGGCTCATATTCATCAACGAAACCAAAGAGTTGATCAATGGCCTTGTCCATAGTCTGACGCTCGACGACTCCGTCTACCCAGTGCCATTCGGCATTTGAGTTGTACGCCCAGACAGATTGAACTGAGAAGTCAGCAGTCTGTTTTGAGGACGTTGCAAAGTCAGTCGTGATGTAGAAGTTGTAATTGCTCTTCTTCTGAAGAACCGGTGCTCGTGGACGCCAGAGGATCTCTGCATCCTGAACCAAGCGAGACTCATCCGATGTAATCCGGAGCATAAGTTCCTGACGGAACGATTTGAGTTTGCCCTCTTTCTTGGCCGATTCATATTGCTCTTGGACGTATTTGTAGGTGAAACGGTCTTCCCAAGCTCCACGGAAATCTTCTTTGGAACAAGGGAACTTCTCACAGATCGGCCAGACGTTGACGTGCCATGCACCAGACTCAATCGCCTCATAGACGATGTCGTTCTTGTTGAATGGTGTCCCGTTCAGGATCATCTTGTTCCGGGTTGGATCCAACGCATACTGAACCCCGGAGTAAACTGTGTCCTTGATGGCATCCATTGCTGTGACAGATTTGGAGTCAGCATCTGAAACCAAGTCATCCATGACAGCCAGAACTGGTCGTTTACCAAAGATCTTCGTACCACGGATACCAGACTTCGCACCGAACATCTTCACACCCAGTGAGTGTCCACGTTTGTTGGTGAATTCCAAATAGTTCTCAGTGAACTTGGCGTGAGGGATCCAATGCTGGAGAAATTCCGAGTTGTTGTATCGGAACTCGATTGAGTTTCGTGCAGACTTTACACCGTTGTCCATCGAGTCTGAGATGTAGAGCATACCGGTCACAACCCCAAAGTTGGGGAGTGTTACGAACATGGCCAGATACAGAACCAGATACTCCATGAACAACGTGGTCTTCGCAGTACCACGAGCACAGAGGTTGGCGATCTTCTTTTCCCGACCAGCCAATTTATCCAACATTGCCAAGTGCATAACTGGGGTTTTGTTGTCTTCCCCGGCATCGCCGTTGACGAGTTTGATGAAGTTCATGAATTTCAACGAGAACTCGCTGGGGACATATCCAGCGTGTGTGTTGAGCATCATGAAGTCTACCTCGTTGAGGTAGTCATCGACTGTTTTGTCTGGAACAAAATCTTCGCCTTGGATCATGGGTTCACCGTTTTCATCGGAAGAGCTGCGATGTCATTGGCCGAGGTATTCGGATCATGCTCAATCAGATCGAGCTGTTTCCGGCTCATGTCTGTGAGCTGACGTTCGAGGGCAGCCATACCATCGTTCAGACCGATGTCGATCTTCAGTTCTGTTTTCTTGGTTTCTTCCGGCTTCTTCAGGTGGGTCAGCAAGCTGTTCGCTGCATCGCTCCGGACCTTGTCAGAAACATCGGTGTCCATCATCAATTCATATTGGGTGTTGATCGCAGATTGGAAGACATCCTGATTGAGGATCCACGTCGGGACCATCGCACGTTCCATGATCTTCGTGACCAACATGCCTTTGTTGTAGGCAGTCACGATTGAGGCAATGTCCTTGGGTGGTTTCCCGGCATTGATCATATTCGCATGACGATCTGGGAAGGTCGCTTTGTAAGCATCCAGATTGGTCTTGCCCATGACTTTGTGTGAGACGTACATGACAGCCCGGACATAGTCCCCGACTTTGTACCGGCCTTCTTGCAAAACCTGGGAGAAAGTCACAAAGTTATCCCGGATATACCGGGCCTCTTCAGGATCCTTCGAAAGGGAGTTGAGCTGGTCAACCATATTCTGTGTGATATTCTGTCGGTGTTGTGCAGGAAGGGTCTCTTGAACGGCCCCAAGTGTCAGCATTGCCTGATTACCTCATAGTGTGTTAAGCGGTCATAATAACCGCCTATAACCTAAACTTAGACTGGAAAGCAACAAAATGGCAACATGCACAACGAATTACACCTGCACCCCTGTCTGGTACACGGCTGCGGACTCCTCAGAACAATTTGGTGAAGATGTCATTTCCTATGCGGCTGGCCCTTCTGCCGTTGATCTAAACGTCACTTGTGTCGTCAATTTCGGGAACATCCAGTTCCAAGTGAAAGACAACAATGACGCTTGGTTCACTCCGACTGAAGCATCCTACACTGTGCTGGCTTCGAACTGTGTTCGTCTGCCTCGCGCTAACATGCCAGACATTCGTATCCTTGCAACAGGCGATGCGACCTTCTCCGTTGCTGGTGATCTTCGTAAAGGATAATCCATGCCCATCACGAATACTCAGGATGAATGGGCTGGCCGTCGGATTGACGTTCGCCATATCAATCCTTCAATCATGGAAGGTGAACGTGGTCATTCCTCAATGTTTGGCCAAGGATCCGCTGTGCGGATTATTCGGTTTGCTCCGACGTTCATTGTTCAACCTTCGATCTCTGGTTCATTCAAGATCCCTTCGGTCCTGACATGTAACCCCGGTGTGATTGAGTCATCTCCCCAAGCCCAGTTGTATTTCCAGTGGAAAGCAGATGGGGTTGATCTGGTTGGTGAAACCAATGCAACAATCATCACTGTTCTAGCTTTCGATGAAGTCGAGCTGACATGTGAGGTCACGGCTGTGAACCCTCTGGGTGTTGCGGTTGGTGAGTCCAACGGTATTACTGTTGAAGCAATTGAGCCGATCATCAATCACGAATACATGCACTATGCTGTGTCTGGTTTGAACCAAACTCAACAACAGAACCTGTTCAAGCAGGATGTCTTGATCACCACTGGTATCTCAATGTCCCAACGTCTGGACATGCAACAGCACATCATTCTGATCCCAACTGGGATGTGGGTGGCTGAACGTCTGGATATGATGAGTGAAACGGTTGCCGCTATCACAGGTCTGGAAGGAAAGAACCAAGGACAGATGTATGACCTTGATGTCTACACCTATTGGCAACCAACTCTTCTGGGGACAATTCCCCTGATCAATGGTGGTGCTGAAACTGGGGATATGACTGGTTGGACTATTACAGCCGGTTCAATCACTGCTGAGTCAACTGTCCAACAAGGCACATCTCTCCCTTCTGAAGGTGCTTGGTATTTTTCAGCTCACACATCTGAGCAAGGCGAAGACGCATTCATGCACCAAGTTGTGCAACTGGATGGAGCATACACTGCCGATATTGATGCTGGCCTCATGTTTGTGAAAATGGATTATCTGTTTGACACATACACCAACAACTTCGGTAATGAGCTTCGCTGCACACTCAGTCTTCTCGATGGTAGCGACAGTGTCTTGGACAGTGTCAGTCTGTATATGCTCCACAAGCAAAACGACAACTGGGCTACCGATTACACTGACTTGGTTGCTCTGCCGGTTGGTACTCGAAAAGTTCGTGTAGATTTCAGTTTCTTGACTGACAGCTCATGGGCAAACACTGTCTATCTGGACGGTGTGAACATTGAGCTGCTAAAAGACGAACATCAAACCTGAACCAAAGGATAAACGAAATGCCTAAGATCCTCTTTGCATCAAATAACATCGCACACTGGCCGACTGCGGTAGCGGGATCTGTTCCCGGTACTTTCGATGCAGCTCGTGTCCCCTATTCAATTGCCATGAGCAACTATGAGACGCTGAACTCTCCTCAGTTCACGCCGACCACGGGTGAGTCCACATGGTTCCACTTCCGGATCTTCACAAACAGCATTCGTCATGCTGGGGCCGATCCTCTGCTGAACGCATATGCCGAAGACGGGACACTCCTGTTTCAGCTCCGGAAAAAGAACAGCACTTATGATTACACCATTCATGGTGAGATCTTTGATGGAAATACCTCCCTGACTGACGACAGCTCAATCGACCTGACCCGTTCAAAGGTCGGCTTTATTGATGTGGAATACATCGTCACTTCTCTGAAGATTGAACTCAAGCTGTACGTCAATGGTACACGCAGTATGACTCTTCTGCTGAACTCCAACCCGAACAGTTTCACAGCTCCTGTGACTTTCTCTCTGGGGTGTGGCTTCACTGAAAATCTCAATGACATCCAACACGTCAGCGAGATCATCGTGGCCGACGGTGACACACGGAATGCTCGTCTCGACCTGCTCCGTCCTGTGGCAGCCGGTGCTTACGAAGATTGGCAGGGGAACCTTGCTGCTCTGGCCGATGATGACCCCACAACCGGGATGACAACGATTGCTCCAGCAGAGCGTCAAACTGTCACACTGTCCCCATACACGGGTGCATCAAACATCTCGAACTTGGTGATCGTCTCTCAGACAACTCGTGGGCAGAACTCTCCAACAGGGATGAAGCACTCGATCCGCTTGTCTACGGTTGATTACGACAGCGATCTGATCCCTGTGGACTTCCCGCTGCAATACAACATCACCGACTTCGAAATTAACCCTGCAACTTCACTTCCCTGGGAAGGTTCTGACCTTTCTCTCATTGAAACTGGTTTCGTTTCTGTGGCATAGAGATTGTGTTGGCTGTCCTCTTGCATGGAGGTGATAACGTATCTCGGAATTGGGGGGCTTCGGCCTCCCTTTTTTGTTGACGGGCCTGAACCAAGGAAGTAAGAGACCACCATGACTTACATTATTCATCAGTTTAACAAGCAACCAAATCAACCGACGTGATCGGGTGAGACGCTTGTACTCACCCTCCCGAACCGGGGTGTGAGTAGATGAATAGAAAGATTCCCTCCCCCCTAATGCCGTTATAGTTCAGTTGGTAGAGCGCCTGTCTTGTAAACAGGATGTCCGGAGTTCGATCCTTCGTGGCGGCACCACTTCTCAAACAACATCAGTGTGTAGCTCAGTCGGTAGAGTGCTCCCCTTGGAAGGGAGAAGTCGTAGGTTCAAGTCCTACCACACTGACCAATATCTTCCCCCCGGTGGTGTTTCCGGCTTTTGGGCTACGAACCCGTAATGCAGAGTTTGATTCTTTGGGGGGAGGCCATTGTTCTCCACGGCGCGCAAGGTGTGCGAGCTGACTGTTAATCAGTTGTAGCTTGGTTCGATTCCAAGGTGGAGAGCCAAAACTTTGTTGAGGATTAGCTCAGATGGTAGAGCACGCGACCGATAATCGTGATGTCACTGGTTCGATCCCAGTATCCTCAACCAAGTTTTGGACCGGTAGCTGAGTGGTTTAGCGCGGGGCTTTTAATCCTATGACGTGGGTTCGATTCCCACCCGGTTCTCCAGAATGTGTGACAGTAGCTCAGGGGTAGAGTGTTTGTTTGAAGGGCAGAGCGTCGGTGGTTCGAATCCATCCTGTCACACCAAGACCTTCCAAGGGTCGTCTAACATAGGTGATTGTGGGGTTGGACCCATCGTCCCGACAGATAGGATACCGGGTAGTTGACCCGGAGATACCGGTGCAAATCCAGTTCCTTGGGTCAGATATGCTAGACTCCTACGGGTTAGGGGATGCGGTTGTGATCCGTTATCAGGAAGGTTCAAATCCTTCGTCTAGTACCAGAATGTTGGAAGGTAGTTCAGCGGTAGAATAACTGACTTTGAATCAGCAGGTCGTAGGTTCGAATCCTACCCTTCCAACCACTAAACCAAGATGGAGACCGTGACAGGACTTGCACCTGCATCCTCCGGGGTTGCAATCCGACGCCATACATTCGAGCCACATGGTCAAGAGATTGGCGGAAGGCCGAGGAGTCGAACCCCCATGGTTGCCCAGTCATCACGGTTTTCAAGACCGCTTGCCGCCCACGCAGCGAGACCTTCCGTATTGGTACTCCCCCCCGGATTCGAACCGGGACTATACTGCTTCTGAGGCAGCCGCCTCCTACCAATTGGGCTAGAGGAGCATGGCGGAAGAAGGAGGTAACGATCCCCAAACCTTGACGGTTTCCTCTGGTTAGCAACCAGCGACAGAGACCATCCCTGCATCATCTTCCATTGTTTGATTTGGCACCGGCCCACAGAATCGAACTGTGATCTTTGGGTTTGGAAGCCATTGTTCTACCACTGAGCTAGACCGGCATTTAGATCTGGTGGGGCGGTGCGGAGTCGAGCCGCTCCAGATTTACAGTCCTTCTGTGGATTCCCTCCACTAAACCGCCCCTTATGGGGATTCAATAGAGTTGCCAGCTAAGTCGTAGTAGGGTGTTCATAGTGAAAAGTCCTTTGGTAGAGCCTGCGGGTCTCGAACCCTGC